GTGCTGCACAGCAGGAAGTGGAAGTAAAGGAAGAAGAAAGTCTGCGTCCGGAGAACATGGACCAGAGCGTAATCGACCGGATACCGAAGCCTACTGGTTGGCGCATTGTTGTTTTACCTTTCCGCCCGCCCAAGAAGACCAAGAGCGGTATCGTTTTGGCCGACCAAGCTGTAGATCGGCAAAACCTAGCCACTGTCTGCGGGTACGTTGTCGCCGTAGGCGAACTAGCCTATGGGGATACGGAGAAGTTCCCGAACGGACCGTGGTGCAAGAAAGGTGACTGGATTGTCTTTGGCCGATATGCCGGTGCTCGCATCAGCATAGACGGTGGGGAGATCCGGATACTCAACGACGACGAGGTCCTGGCAACTATTGCCGACCCCGAAGACCTAGTACACATGGTTTAAGGAGAAAACTACCATGCCAGAAAACGAAGATGTACAAGATGTAGTACAAGTCCCATCTGGGGATGACCAACTGGAATTCAATCTGGGCGAAGGTGAACAGGGCGCCGAGATTGAGATCTCAGAAGACGGAAAGGCAGAAATAAAGGAGCCTGAAGCCGCTGCGGTCGAGGAAAAACCGGCAAAAAAAGCCGATGACGGCCAAGACCACGAGGAATACAGCGCCAAGGTTAAGAAGCGTATTGAGAAAATGACCGCCAAACTGCGTGAAGCAGAACGTCGGGAACAAGCCGCTTTAGAGTATGCCAAGCAAATCCAGGCCAATCTTCAAGCTGCCCAAAGTCGGGTTCAAACGCTTGACGACGGCTATTTGCATGAATATAAGGGCCGGGTGGACTCTCAGCTAGCTATTGCTGAGGCAAATCTACAAGACGCGGTTGAGCGTGGTGATGGAAAAGGTGTGGTAGAAGCCCAAAAGCTTTTATCCCAGCTTATGATTCAGCAAGAAAAGCTGACTCAAGCCACAGCGCAGCGGCAAAGAGCCCCACAGCAAGCCCCTGTCCAGCAGTATGCTCCGCAACCCCAGTACCAGCAACCGGCTCCAGCCCCGCGCCCAGATGAAAAGGCGGAACGTTGGGCCGAGGATAATGAATGGTTTGGGAGCGACACGGTTATGACCCATGCTGCCTTTGGTGTTCATTCACAATTACAAGAAGAAGGATTTGACTTGTCAAGTGATGAATACTATGATGAGCTAAATCGGAGAATCCGTAAGGAGTTTCCGCACAAGTTTAAAAAGGCTCAGGTAGACACCACCCGCAATATCGCCCCCGGTGTCGCACCTGCAACTCGCGGTACTTCCGTGAGTCCGAACGGGCGCAGGACCATCAAACTAACACCTAGTGAAGTGGCCATTGCAAGAAAAATAGGTGTCCCCCTGGAAGAGTACGCTAAGTACGTAAGGAGATAAACATGACTGAGCAAGTGAAAATTGATAGAACTACTCGCGCGGCTGCAACCCGTCAAAAAACGGAGCGTCGCAAGGCATGGATACGTCCTTCTGACTTAGATGCGCCTCCCGCACCTCCTGGATATGAGCATCGTTGGATTCGTAAAGAGTCTTCTGGCGTAGATGACAGCAAGAACGTAGCAGGCAAACTCCGTGAGGGGTATGAACTGGTTCGGGCTGAAGAACACCCAGACTTCATCGTTCCTTCGATTACAAACGGCGTACATGCTGGCGTCATTGGCGTTGGCGACATGTTGCTGGCCAGAATCCCAGAAGAGACTGCGCAGGAGCGTAGGGAGTACTACGAACAGCGGACTAGTGATCAGATTCAGGCTGTTGACAATGACTTGATGAAAACCAACGCTCACGACACCATGCGTGTAGTCAAGCCAGAGAGACAGTCAAGGATTACATTTGGTGGCCCTCGTAAGGCCGAAGACTAAACTTTTTAAGGAAGAATCAAATGGCTAACGTTAATAAGCCTTTTGGTTTTCGTCCTGTCGGCAAAGTCGGCAGTAACTACGATAACCAAGGTCTAACGCAGTACAAGATCTCCAACAACTACGGTACCGCTCTGTATCAGGGTGACTCCGTTAAGTTGTCCGGAGGATATTTAGCAATCTCAACAACCGGTGCAGCAATTGTCGGTGTATTCCAGGGCTGTTATTACATCGATCCCACGACCGGCAAGCCCACTTGGAAGAACTACTATCCAGGCAGCATTGCTCAGGATGGTATTGTTGCTCTGGTCAACGACGATCCTAACGCTCAGTTTGTAGTACAGTGCTCCGGCATTGCTGCTGCTACTTGCGTAGGTCGTAATGCTGATTTGGATACTGCTGTAGCAGGAAGTGCAACAACTGGTCAGTCTGGCCAGCAAGTTGGCGTTCCCGCAACAGGTAATTCTACGTATCCGTGGAAAGTTGTTGGCGTGTATGAAGACGCAGAAGACAATGATGTTGCTGCTGCTTACGCTAATCTCATCGTTATCCCGAATAACCACCTCTACAAAGGTGGCACGGGCACTGCAGGAGTTTAATCATGGCTATTTCACGTTCGCAACTAGTACGAGAGCTTGAGCCCGGTCTTAACGCTCTGTTTGGCTTGGAGTATTCCAATTACGAGAACGAGCACGCAGAAATCTACGACGTAGAGACTTCTGACCGCGCGTTTGAAGAAGAGGTAATGCTCTCTGGCTTTGGTAACGCTCCTGTTAAAACTGAAGGCGCTGGCGTCGCTTATGACAACGCGCAAGAAGTCTATGCGGCTCGTTACACCCACGAAACCATTGCGCTGGCATTCGCGCTGACGGAAGAAGCCGTTGAGGACAACCTCTACGATCGCCTGTCTGCTCGTTATACCCGCTCTTTGGCCCGTTCTATGGCTCAAACCAAGCAGATCAAGGCTGCTGCCGTTCTAAACGGTGCGTTTACTACCTCAATCGGTGGTGACGGCAAGCCCCTCTGTGCAACGGATCACCCCACCCTAACCGGTGCAGATCTCAAAAACGAATTGACAACACCTGCCGATTTGTCTGAGACCTCACTGGAGCAGGCTTTGATCGACATCGCAGCGTTCACAGACGAGCGCGGCCTGAAGATCGCGATCCAAGGTTTGAAACTGATTATCCCCAAGGAACTCCAGTTCACGGCTGACCGTATCATGAAGTCCACGCTCCGCGTTGGTACTGCTGATAACGACATCAATGCCATCAAGAACATGGGCATGATCCCCCAGGGTTACACAGTTAACCACTTCCTGACCGATCCGGACGCATGGTTTATTAAAACCGACGCCCCCAACGGCATGAAGATGTTCCAGCGTGTATCGATCAAAACTGGCTTCGAAGGCGACTTCGACACCGGCAACGTTCGCTACAAGGCCCGTGAGCGTTATTCGTTTGGGTTCTCGGATCCACGCGGTATCTTTGGTTCACCGGGTTGATGTTGTAAGAAAGGGGGGTTGCAAAACCCCCCTTTTGCTGTATTCTTTAAGGACTAGGATTTATTCAGCCCATACGACTGGCCTAGCAGACGTTATAGAGACTTATGGGCAATGTGCTATAACACGAAAGGTTTATCATGGCTAATACCAATTTCTCTGGCCCAGTCACGGCTGGAAATATTAAATACACTACCGGAACAACGGTAGGCACTGATGTAGCAAACGTAGGGTATGTATTGATGGCTCAGTCCGCTGTGATTGACATCATCGGCGCAACTTCGAACAACCAAGTTGTTGCTACTATTCCTGCAAATTCACAAATCGTTGACGTTATTCTGAACGTTACAACGGCTAACGACGACACCGGTACTGCCACTGTTGTAGTTGGAACTTCGGCTGATGCCGATGCTTTTGTTCCTTCTACCAGCGTCAAGACTGCGGCTACTACTCGTGGCACCTTAGACACCGAAGCTACTGATGTTGGAACGACTGACATTCAAGTTTTAGCGGATTTTACCGCTCAAAACGGCAATGGTGCTGCAGGCGCGGCGACAGTAACTGTTCTTTATATTCAGAACAACAACCTCTCCTAATTAGGGGGCTGTAATGAGCGCAAGCAATATAAGCTCGGTCACTAAGACCAGCGACGCACAGGCTATTGCGGGACGTACACGTGTAGCAGGAGTTTACTTCACGTGTACTTCAACGGCCTCTTCATTTTCATTAAAGAACGGTACAACTTCTTCTGGGACGGCTTTAGTGACGATTAATACTCCAGCTTCTGCTGGGGCGTATGACATCATTGTTCCGGATATGGGGTTCTTGTTTGATGAAGGCGTATTTATTGACGTAAATGACGCACAAGTCACCAGTGTCACACTATTTTTCTACGGTGGGGCAGCGGTCTAATGGCCAAGGCCAAGGGAATGGGCATCAAGACTTCGGTCAAGTCGGGCAACTTTCGCCCGACAAAGTCCGGGGCTGGGATGACCAAAAAAGGGGTTGCCGCGTATCGAAAGGCTAATCCTGGGTCTAAACTTCAGACTGCGGTCACAGAAGACAACCCTTCGGGCGCCCGCGCGAAGCGTCGTAAGTCTTATTGTGCTCGTTCTGCTGGCCAAATGAAGAAGTTTCCAGAGGCGGCAAAAGATCCGAATAGCCGTATTCGCCAAGCCAGAAAACGATGGAAATGCTAAATGAGCGTCGAACGGGAACTAGCCACACACTCTGTTGAAATTCGTCATATCCAAGATGACATGGATAAGATGATGGCAGACATGAGCGACATAAAAAAGTCGTTAGAAGCAATTAATCTAACCTTGTCAGAAGCGAAAGGCGGCTGGAAAACCCTCATGTGGGTGGCCGGAGCGTCAAGTGCGGTGACAAGTTTTTTTATTGGTTTGTATTCATTTTTCAACGGAAGGTAGAACCATGCCAGCAAAACCCGGCTTGTATTCTAATATCAACGCTAAGAAAAAACGTATCGCTATGGGTTCTGGTGAAAAGATGCGTAAGCCGGGAACTAAAGGCGCTCCTACTGCAAAAGCTTTTATACAATCTGCCAAAACGGCAAAGAAAGGAAGGAAGTAATGGCCAAGTTAAAAATGGTTATGAAGGGCGGTAAAAAAGTTCCAGAATTTGCTGCGGATGGGGTGGGCAAAATGAAAAAAGGTGGCGTAGCAGGCATGCACAAGATGCCTGATGGCACCATGATGAAGAACTCGGCCATGGATAAAATGGGTCGTGCAGTTAAACGTAAAACGGCAGATGTTAAAGGCCGTGCAATGAAAAAGGGGAAATAATCATGGCTGGAAAAGGAATGGGCATTGCAACCAAGGGCGGCGGATGTGTTGAGTCTGGTCCTAAAAACAAAATGATTTCAAAGACCAGCAAAACCAGCGGTCCTGTGATGATGAAAAACGGCGGGGCCGTTAATCAGCACAAGCGTATGGCTATGGGCATGATGGGTGGTGGAATGGCCAAGGGTTACAAAAAAGGCGGAATGTGCTAAATGGCAACTTCTGGTACCACGATATTTGACCTACCAATCGATGAGTTAATCGAAGAGGCATACGAGCGTTGTGGGATGGAGATGACTACGGGTCATCACCTGAAGACCGCTCGTCGATCGCTTAACCTCATGTTTTTGGATTGGGCGAATAGGGGATTAAATTTGTGGACCATTGAGGAAGTGGCTGTTAGCTTGACCGGAACTACTTCTATTACGTTGCCAACGGACACCGTCCAAGTGCTAACTGCCGTAATCAGAGACTTTTCCCAGAGCCCCGCTGTTGATATTACGATTGACCCGATAACTCGAGCAGAGTATCTAGATATTCCGGATAAAAGCACGCAAGCTCGTCCCGCTCAATATTATGTAGAGCGAACGAATATTCCAAAGGTATTTTTCTATCCGACTCCTGGAGGAGGCGGTGGACCATACCAGTTTAGGTATTACAGAATTCGACGGATTCAAGATGCTGGAGATTACACCAATACATCGGATGTAAACTTCAGGTTTTTGCCTTGCTTAGCAGCAGGTCTTGCTTACTATCTATCTCTTAAATTTAAGTCTGAAAGGACTGCCGGATTAAAGCAAATTTATGAAGAAGAGTGGGCTAGAGCCGCTGCGGAAGATCGTGAAACGGCCAGTATAAGTTTCGTTCCTCAGTTGGGGGTATGATGTGGCATACGCAACCGGAAAATTCTCATACGGACTTTGCGATTACTGCGGGCAACGTTACCCCTACAATATTCTGCGAAAAAACTGGCGCGGATTCAAGGTCTGCCCAGAAGATTACGAACCAAAAGAACCGCAACTTGAGCCACTCAAGTTTAATGGCGATGCTGTTGCTCTCTATGAGCCTCGTCCTGATCGGGTTGAGCCGGTTACTGTTTATGTTGGTTCACCTGGCGACTCAGCCTTTCAAAGTATTGGGAGTGCTAACGGGGGCAACAATATGCAGCCCTACCCGGAGCAAGGAGACGTCTTTGGTGTTGGTAATATCGGAACCATTCTTGTTGTTACTTCGTCCTCTCATGCAACTTCAGGAGTCAGTGCAACGGGCTATGTCAACGATGTCGAAGCCTCCGGCAACTCAGTGATTGTAAATACTAGTTCCGTTTCTGCCTCAAGTGCCATAGGAAATGTGTCATGACCTACGACGAATTAGTAACTAATATACGCAACTATACCGAGGTGGATGCCAATGTATTCACCAATGCGGTTATTAATACGTTTATTCTCATGACAGAGAACCGTATCCTAAGGGATATTGATTTAGACGTATTTAAGTTAGAAGTGACTGGTAATTTGACGGCGAACAATAAGTTCCTAACTGCTCCGTCGGATATATTGACCCACCGCTACATGATGGTCACAGATGGAACAGATCAAATCTTTTTAGAGTTTCGCGATACTTCTTTTATGAAAGAGTATTGGGCTGACGGAAGTGTCACTGGTGTCCCTAAATACTATTCCGTATGGGATCAGAATACTTTCTATGTAGCTCCCACGCCCACGTCCGCGTACGCGGTAGAACTTGGCTATATTTATAAACCCGCTCAATTGTCATCTACCAACACTACGACATGGGTAAGTATCAATGCCCCTGAGGCACTTCTATATGGATGTTTGGTCCAAGCTTACAGCTACACCAAAGGTCCTGCTGATATGATTGCTTACTTTAATAATTCCTATAAAGAAGCAATTCAAGGTCTTGGAATCGAGCAACAAGGCCGTCGTCGTCGTGACGAATTCCGTGATGGTATGGCTCGCATATATGTGAAATCAGAAAGTCCAGGTCCATGACAAGTGTTCCAAATCTTGAAGGAAAACGTATAGCAATAGTGGCGATGGGAAAAAGCCACGGCCAGTTCATACTAGCCAAGACCCATTCAATAGATTTTAACGAGGTGTGGGCGATCAACTCCATGGCTGGGGTAATCTTCCACGATCGAGTTTTTATGATGGACCCGGCAAGTCGGTTCTTGGACAGTGATGATTCAGGCACGCAGACGGGGATTATGGCCAAGGTGCTCAAGGAGCATAAAGGTCCTATCTACACCTGCGAGCTAGACCAGAGGTGCCCAGGCCTGGTGGAGTTCCCCCTTGAACCGGTGATGAATGCCTGCCAAACAGGGTACTTTAACAACACGGTGGCATATGCCATAGGCTTTGCAATTGCGGCAAAAGTTGCCGAAATCCACCTTTATGGCATTGACTTTTCGTACAAAGGGTATGTCCACTTCGCTGAAGCAGGGCGGGCAAACTGTGAGTTCTTGCTGTCCATAGCCATTTCTCGCGGCATCAAGGTAGGAATTGCCCAGGATTCTTCGCTTTTGGATACCAATGAACCTGTGGAAAGCAAGCTTTATGGGTATCATCGTTTAGCTGAACCCTTGGTTGTAGGTCTGGAAAATGGGCGTTTTGTGGCTAAAAAATATTCAGAGGTTAAGGATTCTTTGCCCAAAAACGACCCGATGTTGCCCCCAGAAGCTTTGAGGACCTGATATGTTCCAATTACATGCCGGAAAGATGGCTGATCCAACCGTTAAAACCAGTGACTTTGGCGGCCATTCGTGCGAAGATCTAGCAGAACTCTGCGCAGATAAAATTATTAGTGTGGCCGATAACGCTCCTCCGGCCATTCGTGAGCAGGCTAAGTTCTTCCGGGAGCGCGTTCAGAGAGCAGTCTTTGAATATCTTAAACAAGCCAAGCGGGCCGAAAGGGCTACTTGCATCCAAATTTGTGTTCAGGGCGGGGAACAAGACGCCGCCAATTTACTAAGGAGAGTCTAAATGGCTTTTACCACAACCGTAATGCCCACCTCGTTTAAGGTCGAAATCCTTAAGGGTGTGCATAACTTCTCAACCGGCTCTGGCCAGACTTTTAAACTAGCCCTGTACAACAACAGTGCCTCGTTTACGGCTGCAACCACAGCTTACACCACGACCAACGAAGTAGCGGCTTCTGGCTCTTACACGGCTGGCGGCGGTACACTGACTAAGGTTACTCCAGTATCGTCGGGTACGACGGCTTTGACAGACTTTGCTGATCTGTCTTTTACTACGGCAACTATTACCGCCTTTGGCGCCATGATTTATAACGACACCGCTACGGGTAATCCCGCAGTGGCGATTTTAAACTTTGGTGGTGCTAAGACCTCAACTGCGGGCACATTTACAATCGTGTTCCCTGCAGCTACAGCAACTGGCGCAATCATTCGTATAGCGTAAGGAATGACTAGGTGGCGACCTACTCCGGTTGGGGTGGTGGCCCATGGGGCGAGACTCCTTGGGGTCAAGATGTCACTTATGTCTACCTAGAGGGGTGGGGGTATGGTGCCTGGGGTCAAACTCCGTGGGGTGAAGGCAGCGCTGGTGTCGAGGGCACCGGCGCTATTGGCACTGTCACGGTCCAAACCCAGCAAAACGCCCTTGTCAACGTCACCGGAGTACAGGCAACTGGCCAAATTGGTCAAGTTACCGTCTTCACAAATGTGGATGTCCTGGTTACCGGGGTATCCGCAACAGGATTTATTGGGCAAGCCCAAGTCACCGGAACTGCAGTCGTACCCGTTAACGGGGTGGCAGGAACTGGAGCAATTGGGAATGCCACCGTCTCGGCAGCCGTGGATGTCCTTGTTACTGGAGTCTCGGCGACAGGATTCATTGGTCAAACTGCCGTCACCGGCAGCGCTGTTGTGCCCCTCACCGGGGTCCAAGGTGTCGGTATCGTTGGAACCGTCACAGCCTCTGGATCGGCCCTCATTACCGTCACGGGAGTCTCAGGTAGCGGTGCTATTGGGACCGTTGCCGTCTCTGGCGGGGCACGTGTCACCGTTACCGGGGTCCAAGCCACAGGATTCATCGGACAAACAGCCCAAACCGGTACCGCAACCGTCCCAGTCACCGGGGTGGCGGCCAGTGGTGCCATCGGTAATGTTGCCATCACAACAGCAGCAGTCATTCAGCTTACCGGGGTACAAGCTACTGGCTTTATCGGCCAAAGCACTATTACTGGCACTGCAGTCGTACCTGTTACAGGCGTTCAAGGCATTGGCCAAATCGGTAACGTTTCGGTCGTCCAAGATTCTACGGTCAACGTTACCGGCGTTTCGGCTACTGGATTTATTGGTCAGGCCTATGCCAGTATCCCTGCCACGGTCCCAGTCACCGGGGTTCAAGGCACTGGAGCAGTCGGGACGGTCGCTGTTCAAGCAACATCTAACGTCAATGTCACGGGAGTTCGAGGCGTTGGCGCAATCGGTCGGGTCACTATTTGGACGACAGTTAATGACAATCAGACGCCAAACTGGCAAAATGTCAACGATTCCCAAGCTGGTGGTTGGGTGATCGTTAATGATTCACAATCCACAACATGGACTCAAATAGCAGCTTAAAGGAACCAACATGACGATTAACTACACCTCCCTTCTTGGCCTCGCCCAGCCAGTCACGGGTACTGAATCGGGCACCTGGGGTACGGTCGTCAATGACGAGATCACGGCCCTTGTTGAGCAGGCGGTTGCGGGCACGGCTAGCATCGACGTAACTGCTGGAAACGTCACTTTGACAGATACGGATGGGGTGTCTAATCAGGCCCGATGTGCCGTATTGCTTATTTCTGGTACGCCAGGAACGAGTCGAAACGTTGTTGCGCCCAGCCAAAGCAAAGTTTATGTGGTAATTAACGGATCGGATGCCGCAATTGTATTGAAGGGCTCTGCCACAACAGGGATTACGATTCCTACGGGAACTAAGACAATAGCGTTTTGGGATGGATCAGATTTTGTGTCTTTAAGCTCGGCAGTGTTTTCTATCTTTGGAACGTCTGCAGCAGGTGGAGCGGCTCGCTTTTACGAAGACACAGATAACGGTACCAATTATATTGGTCTTCAGGCCCCTGCATCAGTTGCCTCAAATGTCACATTTACCCTGCCAAGCACAGACGGTTCAAGCGGTCAGGCAATCGTAACAAACGGTAGTGGAACTCTTTCTTTTGGTAGTGCAGGTATTTCCACGGGTAAATCAATAGCAATGGCAATGATCTTCGGATTCTAGTGTCCCTATTTAAGGAGTAAGTAATGGCAAACCCAAATATTGTTAACGTCACGACGATTTACGGTAACTCGTCTAGTACGTCTCTCACAACAACTAGCGCAACATCTCTAGTCAGCAACGCTGCGGCAAGCGGGAAGGTCTTCAAGATCAACTCAATTGTTGCGGCTAACGTGGATGGTACATCTGCGGCTGACATCACGATCAACGTCTACAGCGCAGCGGCTCTAGGTGGAACGGCGTTTCCAATCGCTTCGACCATCTCTGTCCCGGCTGATGCCACGCTGATCATTACGGACAAGACGACATCTTTTTATCTGCTTGAGAACCAGTCCATCGGTGCAACAGCAGGCTCGGCAAGTGACCTAGTGGTTACTGCTTCTTGGGAGGAGATAAACTCCTAATAGGGGCTTATCAATAAAGAGGACTAAAGATGCCCATTCACGGCTACCCCGGTAACGTAATTACCGCCAATCCAACAGCACCGACAGTTAGTTCGGCTTCTGGCGTTTGGACTACTGAGCAGCAACTGATAAACCAGTCTGCCGGTAGGTGGCCTATGGCGGCTACGCAGATCAGCAGAAGTCTCAGGTTCAATAGCGCAGACTCGGCGTACCTGAATAGGACTCCTGCTAGTGCTGGGAACAGAAAGACTTGGACTTGGAGTGGGTGGGTTAAGCGGAGCCAAACAGGAGCCAACCATGGTTTATTTACAGCAGGAACTTCATTTGGTGTTAACAACAATGACCTTCAAACAATTTCGTTTACTGGCTCAGATACACTAGAACTTGCTTCTGAAGTAAGCGGTTCAACTCAGTATCGTTTAATTACAACACAAGTTTTTCGTGATCCTTCAAGTTGGTATCATGTACTTGTTTCCTTTGACACAACGCAAGGAACTTCTAGTAATAGGATCAAACTTTACATAAACGGTGTTCAAGTAACTGTCTTTGGAACATCTACTTACCCATCCCAAAACTATGATGGATGGATAAATTCTACAAATTCTCACCGAATTGGACAGAGAACTGGTATTGATCTCAACGGCTACCTCACCGAAGTAAACTTCATTGACGGCCTAGCCTTAGACCCGTCCTACTTTGGGTTTAACGACTCCAACACAGGCGTGTGGACACCTCGGCAGTACACAGGCACATACGGCACTAACGGCTTTTACCTAAACTTCTCAGACAACTCTAATACCACGGCTGCGACCCTTGGTAAGGACTACTCAGGCAACGGTAACAACTGGACACCTAATAACTTCTCTGTAACCGCTGGTGCTGGCAATGACTCCTTAGTAGATTCGCCCACGGCCTACGGAACCGATACTGGTGTTGGTGGTGAGGTGCGTGGGAATTATGCAACTTGGAATCCGCTTGACCAAGTTCAATCATCTACTTTCAGTAACGGAAATCTTGATGTTGTAACAGGAACCACAACTGTATTTGGCGCAAGAGGAACAATTGCTGTATCAAGCGGCCAATGGTATTGGGAAGTAACGCCAACTGCTGGTGTTGCAACGGCAGATTGCATTATTGGAATTGACAGTGCAATAACCCCAATCAATTCATCAACAGCACAGAAAAATGTTGGAGCAACGGCAACTTCTTACGGTTATCGTGCGAGCGGACAAAAAATAACCAGCAGTTCGTCAACATCCTATGGAAATTCATATACAAATAATGATGTGATTGGCGTTGCCCTAAATTTAGACGCTGGTGAAATTAAGTTTTATAAGAATGGTGTTGTGCAAAATTCTGGCACAGCCGCATTTACTGGATTATCTGGTTCATTTTATCCTGCGTTTTCGGATGGTGATCCGTCTAATGCTTTGACTGTTACCACCAACTTCGGTCAAAGAGCCTTTGCCTACACCGCCCCCTCTGGCTTCAAAGCACTCTGCACACAGAATCTGCCTACGCCGACTATCGGTGCAACTAGCACGACACAGGCAAACCAGTATTTTGATGTAAAACTTGCCACGGGGTCTAACATTGGTTCCGTTACGCTGGGGGCTTTTTCCAGCGTACTAGCGTGGATCAAGGATCGTGCAAACATAAACAACCATCAGTTGCTAGATAGTGTTCGGGGGACTAGCGGATCGGACGTTCTTCAATCAAACACAACATCAGGCACGGTTTCTTACAGTACGCCGACGGGAAACTCTGTGGGGTGGGTATGGAAAGCCAACGGTGCTGGCTCCTCTAACACGGCTGGCACTATTACCAGCACAGTCAGCGCAAA